CATTAACGACAACCTAGCTAAGATTCTCTGGATCGTCGGTGGTGGTTTCGTAATGGCAGCAGTAGGGTGGATTATCCGTGGTGGCTTGGGTCAGTAATCTCTTCGGTAAGGGTGAGAAGTACATGAAGGTTCATAACATCGACATCATTAAGAAGCATGAGGGTCTCCGTCTGGAAGCCTACATGCCGACCCCTAATGACGTATGGACCATTGGCTACGGTCACACCCATACGACAAAACAGGGTATGAAGATCACTGCGGGTCAGGCTGAATCACTCCTGCGTAAGGACATCACTTGGGTCGAGAAGGCTGTTAACAAGCTTGTTGTCGTCCCCCTTACGCAGAACCAGTTCGATGCTTTGTCGTCCCTTGTGTTCAACATTGGGGAGGGTGGCTTCGCCAATAGCACTCTCCTACGTCTCCTTAACGCTGGTGACTACGAGGGTGCAGCCAATCAGTTCCTCCGTTGGAATAAGCAGAAGGGTGTGGCTCTGAAAGGTCTCACGAAGCGCAGGGAAGAAGAGCGTAAGCTTTTCCTATCGTAGTATGAAGACGTACAAGAGGGAACTGGCTGTAGCTCTACTGGTCTGGCTCGTGTACGTCGTGGAGACTAAAGATGCTAGTACGATTGAAATCCTTGTGTGGCCAGTATTTACGTTTGCTGCTCTTGCTTTTGGTATGGATTGGTTCGGCAAGTCTGCTAACGGGGTGTGGGAAGGGTCCACTCTCTCTTCTGACGGGCGGGGGTCCAAACGTAGCGGCCAACGTTCAGGCGGGCAAGGAGAACTCTCAGGCAGTGGTAAGCCAGACGACCCGGAATGAAGCTGGCAGAGACGTTAACACAGCACAAGTGCAGGCCGACACAGCAGAAGTAACTATCCAAGAAACACCACCGTGGGTCGTCCTACTCCTGATCTTAGGATGGCTCCTCCCTAGCCCTAACGAGATTGGTCGTTGGATCACTAATCTGTTCAGACCTAAAGGTCGACGCAACTAAGTTGCTAATGAGGAAAAGAAATGGCTAAAGGTCTTTACGCCAACATTAACGCTAAGCGTAAGCGTATCGCTGAGGGTTCGGGAGAGAAGATGCGTAAGCCGGGTACTAAAGGTGCTCCTACGGCTAAAGCCTTCAAGGAATCCGCTAAGACTGCAAGGAAGAAGTAAGATGGCTAAAGACCCTCGCCTTGAACGTGCTGGTGTCTCAGGTTTTAACAAGCCTAAGAAGACCCCTAGCCACCCTACCAAGTCTCATGTTGTCGTTGCTAAAGAAGGTGACACAGTGAAGACTATCCGCTTTGGTCAACAGGGTGTGTCGGGGGATAAAGAACCTACGGCACGTCAGAAGTCCTTTAAGGCACGTCACGCTAAGAACATCGCTAAGGGTAAGATGAGTGCAGCGTACTGGGCAGATAAGGTGAAGTGGTAATGTCTAGAGATTATAAGTCAGAGTACGAAAACTACCATTCCTCCGAGAAGGCCAAGAAGAAACGTGCGGAGAACAATGCTGCACGTAGGAAGATGGAGAAGGCTGGTAAGGTGTCGAAAGGTGACGGTAAGGACGTAGCCCACAAGAACAACCGTACAGGTGACAACCGTATGGGTAACCTTAAGGCTGAGGCTCCCTCGAAGAACCGTTCCTTCAAGCGTAACTCTAGCGCAGGACGTAAGTAATGGCCTTTACGACACAGAATACACGACAACTGACAAGGAAGAAGGTCATGCCCCTCAAGCAAGGCTCAAGCAAGAAGACGATCAGTGCTAACATCAAGAAAGAGATGAAGGCAGGTAAACCCCAGAAGCAGGCTGTGGCGATTGCACTTAGCTCTGCTCGTAAAGCTAAGAAGAAAGGCAAGTAACTATGGCATCTTTCAAGGAAGCCTTCGCCGCCGCACGTAAGAAACTTGGTGCTGGCAAAACTTTTGAATGGAACGGTAAGTCCTACTCGACTAACCTTAAAGAAGAGGTGAGTAAGCCTGCCTCGGCTGCACCAACGAAGTCCATTCGCCCTAAGGCTAAGACGACGGCTGCACCTAAACCAGCCACTGACTTGACGGATAGTCAGAGAACAGCACTCAATAGGGTTGGACGACCCCCTCGGTCGGTGCTCAAAGCCGAGACGCAGGGTAATTACATGACGACCAACACCAAGCCCAAGTCCACAAGTATGTCAGAAAAGAACGTCGCAGCCCTCAAAGCTCTGGGATCAAAGTTTCTGACTAAAACCCCCGCTAAAACACCTAACCGTGCTGATGTAATCAAAAAGAAAAAGAAGTAAGGAGAACTACAATGATGATGGGAATGAAAGCTAAAGGCGCTGCTAAAGGCAAAGCTGGTGCAGGTGCTGACGCTAAAGCTACGGCTAACGTCGGTATGAGCAAGATGGCTGGCAAAACCAAGAAGGCTAAGGCTTACGTTGCAGCTAAACCCGCTAAGAAGGCTAAGGCATCTTACGGTAAGTAAAGGAAATACCATGAAAAAGCCAGTACGTAAAGCTGGAGCTATGGGGCCGGGGTCGATGGATAAGGTCGGCGCTAAACAGAAGGCCGCAAACAGGCTGCGCGCGCAACCCCTGCAAGACAAGTTGCGTGGAGTGCCTAGCGGAGACGGGTTTTTTGCTGGTAGCCTGAACAGTGCGTTTGGCTTCGAGCCTACTAAAAACCAACGACGGCAGGACGCTGCAAAAAAGCTTGAAAAAGAGACAGGCCCCTTGTTTGCCAAGGCCGACCGGGATCGCAAAGCTGGGTACCGCCTAGCAGACGCCTCCAAGATGCGGGCTAAAAACATGGCCAAGCTTAAAAAGTAGACCTACCTTACACTATAGAATGACTTAAGGGGAGCCGCTAAGCTCCCCTTTTGTTTTACCTTAGTCCCCTTCGTTAAGAACCCAGATCAGAACGACTACGAAGACTACGAAGAAGATAGAACCGTACATGATTACGTCACTCATCTGGACCCTCAAGCTCTTCGATCAGACGATCAAGGTACCAACGTGCCTTCTTGAGGTCTTCTAGAGGCTTTGCCTTGTAGCGCCAACGGTGCAGGTACTTCTTGCAGTTGCCCTCAAGGTATCCCGTAAAGCCTTCCCAAGACATGTTGTCCTGAAGGTACTCAATGCACTCAATGGACCCTGTGTTATAGTGGTCAGGGCTATTGACGTTATCTACGTCTTCCATGTGCTCACTAAGGTCGTACCCTTCATCTTCCTCTACAACTTCCCATTTAGCCATCTTAGAGATTCTCCTTGTAGAAAGCTTCCAACCACTGTCGGCATATATCAGAACGTACCACGTCGTCAATACCAAACTCAACGACACAGGCATCTATGCTGTACTTTTTAGCCAAGTGTATCGCCTTAGACAGACCTGACTGTTCCTTGATGTCAGACTGACGAATATCACCGTTCATCACCAATCTGCAGTTGTCGCCAATACGGGTAACCAACATCTTGAACTGAGCCACATCTAGGTTCTGACACTCGTCGGCTAGTACGAACGCATCCTTGAAGGAACTGCCACGCATGTACTCCAACGGGGCCATCTGAATGTTACCGTTCTTGATCCCAGTTTCGACGACACCCTTACCCAATTGCTCCTCAAGGACCGACAACACTGGTGACAGCCAAGGACTAAACTTCTCCCCAATGTCACCCGGTAGAGCACCCAAAGACTTGCCGACAGATACTGCAGGGCGAGTGATAATGATCTTGTCGATCTTACGGAGAATGTACAGATTCGCTGCGTACGATGCTGCAATGTAAGTCTTACCTGTACCAGACGGACCTAAGACGATGATCTGTTGGTGGCTACTGAGGGCGTCAATGTAAAGCTTCTGATTGTCGTTCATGGGAACTAGGCTTACCGTACGAGACGTAGCCTCCTCGGGTGCTCCCTTGTACTTTGTCGTCCGCTTACCCCGTGGCTTCTCTAACATTTACTTAATCCAACTTGATGATTTTATAGGCGACAAAGACTAGGATACCTAGGATAAGGAAGTCGAGGAAAGGATAAAGTGCAGGCATTGTGTCGTTCCTTTATGTTAACAAATGAGCAGTTTTTTAACATCATGCTCAGGATGTGTTAACTTAGGTTAGGTCAACAATCTCACAGACTTTCTCCCAGTGATACCATTCACCTTGGTGTAGACACCCTCGTAGTTTGTCGTGCCAGTACTTCTCCCCGTTTACCTGATCTACATAAATCAGATTTAATGGGTAGGGGTTGTTTGTCTGCATCTGCTTAAGACGTTCAATTGGTTCTTTACTACTCCCTACCTTTACGTAAGGTCCGCAAAGTATGAAGTAACATGGAAGATTTTCAGCTTGTTTGTCCAAACCTTTTCTTCCGTTTACCTTAGCTGAGCAAGAAAGACATTTCGATCCTTTCTTTAGTCTAGTACCAGATACTACATCCTCTTTGCCACAAGAACATACAGCATTCCAGTAGTAGTTTCCAGATACAGGGTGTTGGTGAGAGAGACCAACGACAGTTCTCTCACCATAGGTTTTACCCGTTATATCCTCGAACTTATGCAATGTCAACGATCTCGCAAGAACCGACACAAGCAAACGTCTGGGAACTCTTGGTCATGTCTTCCTTCTCGTAGTCACTCAGCTTCGTCCAATCAATCCGTTCAGGCATCAGAGCAAGAGCGTCAAGGTATTCACGTTCACTGCAATCCTGATAGGGTGCCTGTTGGTAGCTATGGTCTGAGTGTGGCAAGAAAGACACACCTGATACATCATCGAAGTGTTTGTAGACCCAAGCCCCAACTTCCATCCATTCGTGATCCCGTACAGTCACAGTCACGGAAGGCTTATGCTCACACCAATGACGCTGATAGACCAACCACAACTGCAACTGTTCGATAGCAGTCATGTCATTGCGAGTGATAGCACCTACAGGAGACTTCTGTGGGAAGCTAAAGACAGTGGTGCTATCCGGCTTCATCACATCAGGCTCATTCGGGATGCCTTGGTCAATCATGAACTGCGTCAGAGGGTCTTTGTTATCACCACGAACAGTTCTAATATAATAAGCACTATGGCGAGCATGGATACCTGACGCGGAGTCAACCAGTTGGGAGACGGTTCCCGAAGGTTTAACACAAGTAATAGCAGCAGAGGCAGGGATACCAAGACGGTCAGCCCACTCAGCGTTAGTTGCAACAGCGACATGTTTCAGATGCTCCAAGATTTCAGAGAGTGATCCGTCTGTACTGTGGTAGTAGTTAGACAGCAGTTTATTATCCATGATCCCAGTCAACGACACACCTAGCAGTCTTTCTTCCTCAGTGTTCTTCTGCCAAATCTTACGCAGGTACGGGAAGTGCGTGTAGGTGCTTTGGATGGTACCAAGGATCGTAGCCAGAGTTACTTTCCGCTCCAAGTCCTCAAGTGTATCCGTAGCTCGGACCACGACTTCCGTGAGATTGCAGAACTGATACGGGCGAAGAATGATTTCACTGCACGGGTTAGTACCGAAGTCATAGTCTGCATTGCGTCGTCCACTCTTGTTAGCTTGCTTCTTGCTGGCAGGACGCGAGAAGATACCACGTTCACCAGACTTGGATTCGACAAGAGAGAGCCACTCACGCATGAAGGTTTCCATGTCGGGCTTCTCAGTGTATGCCACCGAGTTGTTAGCCAGAGCGCGTTGACCTTGGCCTTCCCACCAGTTACCCGACTTAGCGTGACGCATACGGTCGTCAGACAGGTTCGACAAAGAGATCATGGCAGAGCGGCGTACACCACCCACAACGACAACTTCACCAATCTTACACATCAGGTCATGGCATTCAATGGACGAGAGCTTACGCCCCTGAGCACCCTTGAACATAGCCACGGTGAAGCGGAAGAGGTCTTCCAGAGGTGCAGGACCAGAGGCACGACCACCAAAGGTCTTCAACTTAGCGCCAGCCTTACGGACCTTCGAGGTATCCCACGTAGGGATTTCCCCTGCGTAGAGCATAGCCACCAGCTTACGGAAGGACTTAGCCCAGCCCTCTTTGCTGTCGTGGACTACGATAACATCCTCAGCAACGAAGAGTTGGTCAGGAACCTCAGGGAGCTTAGAGACGTATTGACGCTCCACGGAGAAGCCTACGCCAGTGCCACAGAGCAGGATGAACATAGCTTCGTCGAAGGACTTGGGGTCGTCCACCGGGAGGTAGCTGCAGTTGTAGCCAGCGGTGTTATCACGATCCAAGGCAGGACCAGCAGTCATCAAGGCGCGCATCGAAGGCATGATCTCAAGGCCAAGGATAGCCTCTTCAATGTCACCGACAACAATCTCGTCACGGGTCTTCGGAACGACAACCTTAGTCAGGTAACGAGAGACAGTCTCAGCCCAAGTCTCACGGCGGTTCTCTTCTTCAAGCCAACGAGCATACCGCGAAGTATGAATGAAGGCCATGTAATCCGTCATGCCGTAGTTGTTGCTTTTATTAGTCTGCATAGTCTTCCCCGATATTCTTAGTCTGGTTGTTCAAGGCACGATAGACAGTCATTGTGCTTACCCCAATTTCGTCGGCAATCTGGTGGTAAAACTTTCCGTCTTCTCTCATTTCCTGAGCGAGTTGATATTGCTCTGGTGTGATCTTCAAGGCGCTCTTACCTTGTGGCTTATTGTAGAGTGGTTTCATCTTGCGGATCAAGTCTTGTTCGATTGCACAAGCGTCAGATTTAGTGAGACCTGAGTTTAGGACGAACACCCATTCGCACGCTACAAAACCATCTTGGGTCATACTTTCGAGGTGTGCAAGGTGTTCCTGTGAGCGAAGCACTGACTTGTCACTACCATGCACCCAAGCCCTACTTCGACACCCATGGCCAATGTAAAGCAATTCATCCGTCCTTGGGTCTACATGTTTGTAGACATAGTAGATGAAGTCTGTAGGCAAGTAGTTGCTCATTATCGGTTGTCTCCGCTTCCTTTGATTACGTTTCGATTGGCACGATCAGCTAGCTTCTCAAGGTTCATATCCGCGATCTCAGCTAGGTCGTACCCAAGGTCTTCGGCTAGGTTCGCAATGTACCAGAGCACATCACCAAGCTCCTTAGCCACTTCTTTGTCGTTCAGAGTCCCATCACGTAGGAACTTCTTGATCTTCTCAGCAACCTCACCAGCTTCCCCACACAGGCCCAAGGCAGGGTAGATAATCTTGTCGGTGTAGATTGCAGTACGACGTGCAGCGTTTTGGTAGGCATTGAGCGTAAGCTGGCTCCTACGTTTCTCGTCCAAGAACGCTTCGATATCCTCACCACTAATCATTCTTCGATCCTCTTCCATTCTTCCAGTTCAGCATCAAGGTTGAAGTAGTCGGCTAGGTCTACGTAACCCTCTTCGACAAGAAACAAGACGACAACATACTCTGAGATATCGTTCTGTTCAAGGAGCAATGCAAGCCCATAGTTTTCGATCAGGGCGTTAAGTTTACTCTCCAAGTCAAACATTACGAGTACTCTCTCTTCATTGTGTCGATACTCAACCATTGAAAGTCGTAAACACCGTTCTCTACGTTACGGCAGATAGCAACACCAGCGGTCCAGAACGAGTTAATGTCACCTGCCCAAGGGCTACGATAGTCTTGGTAAACACCAGCCACAAGGCCCATCCTAACACGACCACTACTATCACGGTTCACATGGTAGTCGAACAGATGGCTGTGGCCTACGGTAGTCGATGTGTGTCGTTTAACCGTAAGGTCGTAGGCATGATGGTGTGACGACAAAGCCCGACCAGATACACCTGAGACAGCGTAGTGGCAGTAGTCGACCCCATCAAGTTTAATCACACCGGGGGTAGACGCATCGTATTCGACAACAGAATCGTAGTAATCATCGAAGGCTAGGTTCTTGAACGAGACCCCGAAGCGATCACCCTCAAGCTCAGGGGAGTACTGGATGGCCTTCTTGATGCGGTTCTCGTGGTTACCCTCAAGGACGACACGGTGGGGTAGCTTACGCTTCGCCTTCTTGATGGGGTGCCACATACGATCTTGGAAGTCTAGGTGGGCCTCAATGTCCTTCTGGTAGTTACGCCCGTGGAAGGATGCCTTTCCTTTGTCGAATGAGGACATGGACGCTAGGTCCGCAGTGTCTCCCATGTTGACGACAACCTCCGGCTTGAGGTCCAAGATCAGCTTACCCAACCAATCAGCCCGTGCGTTAGAGTAGTCAGGGTGGGCGTGGGGGTCTCCAATGACGAGGTGAGTTTTCATGGTTAGTGATCCCCTGTGTCGTTAGCTAGGATGATGGGTTCGATACTCTTGGTGAAGTGGTGCTTGAAAGCGTAAGCCTCGTCGAAGGTGTCGAAGTAGACTTCAATCTCCGTAAGCTCTCCATCTTCTTCCGCAAGGCAAAGCATCCAAACTTCATGCTCCTCGTCGTCGCTCTCGAACGGACCCTCAATGATCCTGTGGACTTTTACTTCGTTAGCCATTCTAACGGTATCTCCTTGTCGGCGTAGAGGAAGCCGTGTTTGATGCACCATGCAGCGTAAGTAGTCTTAGACGCTTTACTTAGCTTAGCCTTACTATTGGAGAAGACAAAGCGAATGTCAAGCTCTGGATGCTGCTTACGGATCAGAAGATGTTTCTTACGGTCTGCAGCTACGAACCT